CTAAAGCTTGTTGTTGAGCCTGTCCCGTTTCAGTTCTAGGCTGAAAAGTTAATGCTTCTCTTGTTGCTTCAACTGCTCTAGCTCCTGCGCCTTGTTCGGCAAAAGGGTTTATTGCTTGAGTTAATCCGGCTATTCCTGCGATAGGTTCAGCGATGGCACCCGTAGCAAAAGAGGCTATATTTTCTAATACGCCTAATTGTTGAGCAGGAGCTTGCTGTAAAGCACCTAAAGCTTGCTGTCCCGCTGAAAGTTCAGGCTGTGCAATTGGTTGCGGCGCCACTACTTGTGGTTGCAATGTTATCAATCCACGATTAACGGCTTCATCAAACTTAGCTCTAGTTACAGGATCAAACTTATCCTGTAAACCTCTATTTGCAATCTCTTGCCATTTCTCTTTAGTAGTAGCCATTATTTAAATAACTCATCGTCAGAAAGTGTCGTTGTATCGGTTTGTATGTTTTGCGGTGGAGGGGTGAATGTAAACTCACTTAATATACCACCTCTACTAGCCTCTATTAATTGGTCCAGCTCATTGTTTTGTGCGTTTTGGTCAGCGATAAAATCAGATAACAATTGAATGTTTACGTCTTTATCTCTGCCTATACCAAACATAGCCTCTTTCATTCCTTTAACGTCGGAATCTGTGGGCCTAGTTTCACCTGATGCTTTTAACTGTTGTCTTGCTGCTACTTCTGCGAATGCGTTAAATTCTTCATCAAATTGACCTTGAGAAGTAAACACGCCAGGTATAAAAGAAGCACCTCTTCTGCTTGCTCCTGATGTAGCTTCACCTCTCTCTAGTGCTAGCTTAAATTTAGTTGCTTTCTTTATAGATGATCCGCGACCTGATGAAGTACCAGATAATGTACCAAGTCTTTTAATATTACCGCGCTGTATGGCTGTTTGTTGGTCAGTTAATAAACCCTCTTTAGCTTCTTCGCGTCTAATTAATTGGCCCAATCTGGCTATTTCTTTCTTACGATTAAACGCTTGATCACGCGACACCTTAACCGCCTCCTTAGCTGCATCACCTGTTAATAGCTCACCAGTTGGTGATATAACTCGTCTACCTCCGCGTTTAAGAACTTCGATAACTGTACCGTCATCTAAAATCTTAGCTGATTGAACACTAACAGGACCGCCACTAGTTAAGTCCTTCAAGAATCCTTGTTGAACTCCTACCGTTTCAGTAAGTGTTAATAACTCCTGCGCGCCTTGAATACCACCAGAAGATATCAAGTTTCTAATTTCTATTGTATCTCTTGGATCTGCGTTTGGGTCTTTTTGAAAGAAATCAAGACGCTGGTCTAATACACCTAAAGCGCCTTGAACATCACCAGCAGTTAAGCGAGTATTAACTTCTCGCGCATCTGTAAATAATGCTTTCTTGCGTTGATCGTCAAGTTGTAAGAATTGCTGACCACGGGTAAACTCTTGCTGCTCAAGATTGAACGCTTGATTCTGTTGCGCTCTATTCTCTTGCTGTGCTTGCTGCTGACCTTGCAAGAAATTACCAAATATATTACTTACTGGCATAATTAAACCTTATTTGTTATGGGAACAATCCACCTAAACCAAGAGCTATATCGCCAACAGTTCCACTAATAGCACCCGCTTGACCTAGTATACCGCCCGCTTGAGCTTGTCCTATTTGGCCTGCTCCACCCGCTAACTGTGTTGCTTGACCTGTTGATAGATTAGCCAGTTGAGTCATTAGTTGTTGTTGTTGTGCTGCGCTTAACTGTCCAAACATTTGCTGTAGTTGTGCTTGGTTTGCTGCGCCTCCGCCTAGTATATCACTTAATCCTGTACCTTGTTGATTCTGTAGGTTAGCTAAAGCTGATGTACTTGCTCCGACTTGACCAGCGATATCACGACCTGCTTGTGTTCTGCCTTGCGCAACTTGACTAGCGGTACCGCTTAATAGATTAGCTCCAAATTGACCGCCTTGTTGTTGGAATCCAGCACCTTGACTAGCTAAGTTTGCAGATATACCAGCACCTTGACCAAATAAACCAGCCTGTTGACCGCCTAACTGTTGCTGCTGACCTGCGCCCTGACCAAACAATTGAGCTTGACCTTGTGCCGCTTGCAATCCACGACCAGCGTTTTGATTAGCTAAGTTACCTAATTGCTGGCCGCCTTGAGATAAGAATTGGCCTTGTTGTCCTGCTGCTTGTAGTCCTTGTTGTGATAATTGACCCAAGTTTTGTATTTGTTGTTGTAGCCCACGACTGGCTTGTGCTTGCCCTAATTCTTGTAATTCAGTTTGGAATTGACCTGAACCTAAGCCACCACTTGCAGCCGCTTGATTAGCTAAAGCCTCTTGGCCTCTGCGATTTAAAAAAGCTTGTTGTGGGTTGTTAATTAATGCTTGATCGAATGCAGCTTGACCTTGTGCGCCACTTAAAGCGGATTGCAAGCCTTGAGCCTGAACACCCGCACCAACGAATTGACCTACACCTTGAGCAGCTTGTTGAAATAAAGGCTGACCAGTATTAGGATCAACATTAAAGTTTCCACCTAAAGCATTGATACCTTGCTGTATTTGACCTTGTGCACCAGCTCCGCCTTGAGCTAAAGCTTGTTGACCTTGCTGTAATTGACCGCCTGCTAATTGATTGCCGAATAATAAAGTATTTAATGCTTGACCTGTACCTTGTTGGCTAGCACCTAGCGCACCAGTTAACCCGCCCTGTAAAGCTTGCTCAGAACCAATTAAGCCAGTTTGCGGAACTGTTTGTTGAAGCTGCTGTTGCCTAAACTGTGGTTGCATTTGCTGAGCGCCTAGCTGACGTTCAGGTCTGCCAGGTTGAAATCTTTGCATTGCAGGATTAAAGGGAGGCTGACCACCCTCTGTACGTCGAGGTATAAATTGCTGTCTACCGCCTAAAGGGTTAATTCCTGGCGTTTGGGAAACTGTTGCCATAATTACGGTCTCGCTTGTCTGTTATTGAATTGACCGCCCAAAGGCGAAACTATTTGACCACCAATACCACCTAAAGCATTTTGAGGTTGTGGACCTACTATTTCAGGAGGTGGCGCAAAGGGGTTTTGAGTTTGAAACTGTTGGTTTTGCAAGAAACTAAAATCAGGCTGTTGCAATGTGACTGGTTGAAACTGACCAAAATCAATAGGCTGTCCAAGTATCGCGTTCTGAAACTGCGGTAATCCTTGAGCAAACTGTTGCTGTGCCGCTACATTGCCAGCTTGAAACACATTAGCTTGTTGAGGTATTGCTTGACTAAATATATCAGCAGCACCTTGAAAGCCACCTTGCAAAGCTTGCTGTGCAAAAGGAAATATATTTCTTACGTCCTGCCTAGCTTCTTGCGTGCCTTGACGTATAAATTCTTGACCTGCTTCAATGCCTTTAACTTGTTTTTTAGCAGCATCACGCTCAGCACCACCGAAAAACGTTTTCTCAATAAACTTATTGTAAACACGGGGCGAGCCATTGTCGTTAAACGGTACTTTAAACATTTATATACTCCAAAAATTGATCTTTAGTCATTCCTAATATGTATTCATCAACAATCTTGCCTTTTTCTACGGCTGACTTTTCTAATACACCTTCGAGCCTGAATCCACTATTTAAACAGAAGTTTTTAACGTGCCAATTCCTCTGATTACATCTAACTATCACTTTCTCGTATTGAGAATTATTAAACATCCAGCCTACTGATTTTTTATAAGACTGGGCTGATACATTTTTTCTATGTTCCGGCAAAAAATAACAATGACCTTCAACTGAAATTGCATTAACTGGTTTAAATACGAATAAACCAACTATCTCTTTATTTACATAAACACCAATAAAACACGCAGCATTAACATCAATTTCTTTTCTCTCTCCGTCCTCAGTAGATAGCTTTACTAAGTCAGGGTGATATATTATTTTTTCTATGTCGCTACTTATGAATGTTCTATCTACTATCACGCTAGAATCCACCCTTTCGTTTTATCTCCTGCAATATCAGCATCACGCTTAATGTACTTGATCGCGCTTGCTGTACCTGCTGTATCCATATATTGCTTAGTAATTAAAGCCTCTAATACACCTTCGGGACTACCTGAGCCAGTTGCAACAATTGACAAGTTAATAGCGTCATCTAGCGCCAAGAAGTAACTACGGCTTTGTATTGTTAGCGTTCCGTCAGCGTCAATTATCGACCTAATAAAACTTAGCTCTGTGTTATTAATTGCCACTAGTTGCCGCCTTTAGGTTTAGATTCTAGCTTGATAAATTCGCTTTCAACCTTATCGCTCATAGTCAATCTTAAAAATGCCTCACGAGGAAATCTACCTAACCTTGTCCATATGCTTCTGCGATTATATTGTCCAATACCACCAATACCCCTACTAAGTGGGTCGCTAAATCCGTTGCCGGTCTTTGATGTTTCTAATCTTATTTGCGGGTTCGGAGTCTCTAACGTACCGACTCCGCTTTTAAATGTTGCTTCTAGTCTTGGTATTGAAATAGAAGAACCTTGATTAGTTAGCGGCTGAATCACACAACTACGAATTATTTCATCTTCGTATTCTGAGAATGTAAATGGACTAATTTCACCTATTCGTCCATCCTGAGAATCACCACACAATAGAAAGCCATCAACAAAAGCGACTGAATTAACGCGCCATCTAACCGTTTGAGTGAATCCTTTAGTGTCAAGAACTTGACTCTTTCTCTCGTTCCACTTACCTGTAACTGTGTTAAATTCTAATGTTAAAGTAGGGAATGAAAACCCTATAAAGTAAGCGCCGTTTTGGGCAAATGAATAACTGAATGCTGACTCTATGTCTGCTGATGAAAAGCTTTGTAATATCTTATCTATGGCAGTAGTCGAGGCTTTTTCTGCTCGATTACCTAATAGAATCCATATAGCGGGGCTTTCGTTAGTTCCTGCGCCAATCCACATAAAGCTATTGTTAGTGCTTTCCATAGCGAAAGGAGAAGATACACCTTTATCAATAAAGAACCCTGTACGCTGATACACAGTGCCGTTAAACGTGAATTCTTCTATTCTTTCACTACCGCCGATGTAAACACGATTGTTATTAGTATGAATAGCGGTGATGTTATCGGGGTCTGACTCTGCGCTAAATACATTTAAAGCGCTCCAGCTTGTGCCATCGTTAGCATCTGAACGAATGAATTTCTTAGTGTCAGTAGTAACCACAAAGAAAGATGAGTTAAATCTTACATGTTGTGGTGCTCCATTAGCTGTAAAACTTGCATCTGTTATTTCAACAAAGTCATTAGGCGCGGTCAGGCTCTCATCAATGATAAAACCTTTACCACCTGGCACTAATACCATTAACTCTTTGCCGTTATCAGCCATTGATACTCTATCTTCACCTTCTATGGTGCCAAGTGATACAGCAGCAAAAGAAGGAATTCCATCAGTAAAAGTTATATCAACTCTCACCAAAGTTTCACCGTTAAGAAAATAAGCCTTGCCCGCTTTAACATGAGCGCCACGGTTAATCTGTTTGATAACACCTGTTGTTAACCTTTTTGCAATACCAGCGCTGCCACGCAATGAGATTAAACTAACATCACCTTCACTCTTGCTAATTTGACGATACCAATTCACACACTCTTGCTCGAATATCTCAAGAGTTTCTGATTCGTAAAATCCGTCTAATGCAAGATTAACTTTAGGCATTATCTATCTTCCACTGTCATATAACTGTCAACTTCTGCGGTTACTGCGTCTGTTGACGTTTGGTTTGTTACTTCAAGGAATATAAAGTCGTTCTGGTCTAGCACTACATTGATGTTAATACTAAAAAACGCAACGTCACGACCACCGACTAAAGCATTTACCTGTCTTGATTGATCTAAAACTACAGAGTTAGATGTTGCTGAACTATCAAACTTAGAAACTCTTAGAGTTAATACATCGTTAGGTGATGACTCTAAAGTAAAATCAGCTATAACCTTGTATTCTCTTGGTGTGTTGCCTAGATGTCTTAATTGATTTCCTGCTGGATTATCAAAATGCTGTAAATCTAAAACAGACCACAAGGTAGCATCTAAATCTTCAAACGTTCCAATAGTATTTATAGTGGTTGCTACTGCGGTAGTTACACCAACAGAGCCGCCCTCAAATGTATTAGGCATTCCGTTATTACCCGTCCAATCTGAGACTAAATCACCCTCTGATATATTAGGTGTTATGTTTGAATCAGTAGCATCAAATACACCATCACGAGTAACGATAGCGCCCATAATTTGCAGCGTAGAGGGGTTAACAAAGTTAGCAGGGGCAAAGTCAAAGAATGAAGCACTAGCAGGTAAGTCTAGATTCATATTAGACCTAAAGCGTGATGTCATAACAAAGCCAGTGCCAGCAGCAAATAAACTGTATGCGCCATCATCTAGACTTCTAACTATTGATGTATCGATAAAGTACCCACCTAACCAAGTGCCCGCTAATGTTAATTCAGGCTTACCACCAAAGCGACCAGTACCAATCTCAAGACCTTGTCGATAGTTGTCGATAGTGCCTAGTGATGAGCAGTTATTGTAATTAATACGGGTAAATTCGAAAGCCTCAAAACCTGTGTCACTTACTAAATCGTAAACCTGTGAACCTGCACCTGTCACTTCAATAGCGTAATCCATACCAAGAACATTGCCAGAGCCACCAGCAGGAGAAACAAACATTGTATAAGCCGCCGCGCTTGATGTTAACTTAGATAAGTCAAAACTGTAACCTGTTATATTCAACCCGCCAGGAGGTACTTCTATTGATTGACTACCCATATCAATAATACCATCAAGAAAATATTGCTTTGTACTATCTAATGTCCCTGCTAAGTCTGATGCCTGAGTAACTACTACTCGATTAGATAAGCCAGTTGCGGGATCGACAGTGTTGGTAAGCTTTATATTGTCACCAGTTTTTACAATTGAAATACCAAGACCAGCAGAGAGAGAAGCCATAACAGGTTGTAAATTAGATAAGCCGCTAGTTAGTGATACACCTATGACATCCTGCTTAATATTCCACTTGGCTATAATTCCATTATCAGCAGCAACACTAAATTGCATACCTGCGCCGCTTTGAAGATTACGTATATTGTTTTCTGTGCCAACCTTATCTAGTACTGGAACCGCTAAAGGATTGCCGACTTGATTTAAAGTACCTGTTACGCCTAGAGATGATTTAAGATTAGTGAATGATACATTTACATTCGTACCATTTCGCACAAGTGTAAACAAATCAGTACCGTCAAGTATTGATTGAGGACTAAACGAGCTTATTTTTTGACTATGACTCATGCGTATCGCTCTCTAAAAGAATTGAACCACCGCGCTCTGTTAACAGTTCGTTATCAGGACAAGGATAAAAGTGATTGTTGTTAAATGTGTTTTCTTGCTCGTTACCACTACCGATAGGTAATGTACAAGGGAATGCAGTAGGTTTAACACTTACCGATATTCTACGAATCTCTTGTAACCCCTCTTTAGCATCAGAAATTAAGGTTGCTGTTATCGCTACATCGTAAGTTGTCAATAGGAATTTAGTGGCGTTTTTAAGGATACCCATAATAGCGCCAGCAGGTACAGTTATCAGGTCATCGGGTTTTGTTACTTCCGTATAACCTAAGCCATTGTATGGAGTCATTGCCATCATACGATTTAGATATCTACGCGCCGTTTGAAAGTCTACTGGTTCAATAGGCTGCTCTGAGGCTTGGACAAGCATCTCTTGTAGAATGTCATCGATTAGTGTTTGTGCAGTTTCCATTAGTCAGCCTTTTTAGCTGGTTTCTTGGTTGTTTTCTTTTCTGGCTTAGCTTTAGTCCAGCCGTTATCAGTGGCGAATTTCTCCATGTTAGGAGTGTCTTTTAATTCGATAGGGTTTCCGTTTGGTCTATTCCAAAGCATGAGTTTCTCCAATTAATAAGCTTGATGATAGTCACTCGTTAAAGTGACTACGATAAGATTACTAACTAAGAACCAAAACCTTGACCAGCAAAGAATGGATTCATAACACCTAAAGCAAAGCGCAAATCAATACGAACCTTGTTAGTGTTTTTAGTGAAATCTGAGCCTTTACTTACACGTAACTGAATACCATCTTTAGTTTGTGCAAGTGTATCGGTTGAATCAAGCTTATCCATTGGCACACCAGCAAGAACGAAAGCGTCACGATGGAAGAACAAGTTAGGCTGAATACGAGTTTCAGCAGCACCACCAAGAGTAACGACATCACTCGCGGCAATTGCTTGCGTTACAGTGTTGTATTGACCGTCAGACTCAAATAATGCAGGGCCAGTAATTGTTAAGTTACCCTCACCTGATGCGCCTAATAAAACGCTTGATGTTACTGTGCCAGTAAATACAATTTCATTGCCTGTTTCATCCATCATAGCTTCGCGAGTTGCTAGGTTAAGACGGCTAATTGAACCAGAAGCAGCTGTAAAAGTAATCGTTTCACCAGCAGCAACAAGTAAATTAGCTTGAAAGCCTGTCACACCGACAACCTGAGTCATGGTATCTTTAGCTGCAAGATAAGTAGCAACAGGAGTACCGACAACAGTACCGTCACGAGTTGCACCTGTCCCTGTTAGATAGCTAGACAGTGTTGTACCTGTCATGACTTTCATGCCTGCAAAGTTGTCAGAGATAGTAGCCATTTGATTAGCTGTCATTGAGCCAGTTTCACCACCTAACGAGCGTTGATCACTTGCTAAGCTGCGCTGTGTAAATGGATTAACAATATACTTCCAATTGCCATCCATCGGAACACCAGAAGCCTGCATTACTGCACCCGCTTCTGCTACGTGATCCCAAGTTGAAACACCTGTACCAACTGTACCAGCAAGCAAAGCAGTGTTAGCCAACATAAATGCAGCAGTTTTAAGCTCCATTTTAGTTACTAATCGTTGAGCCATATCGTTAAAGAAACGAGGATCAGCACCATCTTTAAGCGCCTCGTCAAATTCAGCGACAGTAGCAAACACTGTTAGTTGATCTTGAACGGTTGCTGTAGCTTTACCAGTTTGATAAACGGATTCTGTTTCTGAGGTTAGATCACCTTGCGGGGTTTCGCTTACTAACCAATCAGTAGGGCGTTTAACGTCTACATTTTCACCGCTATTAACGTTAAAACTACCTTGAAACATTTGTGTATTGATATTTTTAGATAAAGTACGGCTCGAATCGAACGGCACCAAGACTTTATCCATGATTTTTCGTGCAAAGTTACTGTCAAAAGTATTAGCCATGAGTGGCTCCTTAATTAACTATAAATGACACCTTCAAGCGCTGGGTGTTTTTGTTCACCTGCACCATTCCCCGTTAAATTTGTTGCCGGGGCAGGGGTGTTACTTGTTTTCGGTTTTAATGCGCTTGCTTTAGCTTTGATACCATCCAAGAATGAACCAACACTGTAAGGGTCCATTGAAGCTAGTTGATAACCGTCTTGCGGATTAGCCGCTAAATGCTTAGTTATCAATGGCCCGTCTGAATCACTTAGAATATGCATTACTAAATCATCAGATAAACCGTAACCAGCTACAGCTTTTCCTGCTGCTTGTAACTCATCTTGTTTAATACCCAATTCAGTAGCCTTTGCCGTGTAACTTGTTAAAGACTTGTTGAACTGTTCAGCTTTTACATCCGCTGCTTGTTGTTGATTAAATTGCTCTTGCTGTAAGTAAGCGTTCTGCGTAGCGTTATAATTTGTTTGAGCAACGATTGCATCATCTCGACTTTTATTTGCCGCGTTGAATTCTTCGTCTGTATCAAAATCAAATCTATCAGGCAAGTTAGGGATACTTCCAACTGCCGCCGCTTGGCGTTCTCGTTCGGCTTGCTCAAAACTAGCTATCTTTTCGTCACGCGATTTCACGTCACGCTCTAATTGCTTGTTAACACCGTACTGTTTATTAAACGCATCGTTAGACTTTTGCTTTGCTAACTCAACTTCATCAACTTGCTGTTCTGATTCACCCTCAACAGGGGTTGTAGTATCCGAAGCTACGGCAGAATCATTTGTTTCGACCTCTGCGCTATCTAATTCGATAGTCGCGTCATCGTTTTGCGGAGATGTATCACTCATGTGTAAAGACCTTGTAGGCATAGGCTTGAATAGCCAGAGCAGTTATTAATGGCTAACTGTAAGCCGTGTTGACATTATACTATTCTGAGCCTATGCTTAGTATTCGGTATAATCGTATCAAGTAGGGCATAATAGTTGAATAAATACACAAGAATGATACATAACAAGGGCTGGTCTGTTGTCGATGCCTTGAAGCGCTGGCATGTTTCTAGGGATAGTTATGATAGATGGCGTAAAAGTGACATATATAATGACAGGCTTTTAGATTTGATTGATGGATTGGATAGTAAGGAATTAGCCGATGATTAAAAAATACACTAGACGCAATATAAACCAGCAAGCAAGGTTACATGATAAAGAATTCGTTGTGTATGATGATGTAGAGATGTTATTAATGAATATACTTAACGCTGCTGTTGAGGCTGGAGCTGATGCGGAAAAGTTAAAGGAGTTAGTTAATGTTTGAATGGAAAAGAAAGCAGTTAGAGAATGATCAGGTTAAGTTCTTTGGCGGTACTCATAAGAAGTTTATTAGTTGTTATGCTAAACAGGTTAAGCCTAGGATTAAGATTAAACTTAAGCCGATTAAAGATAGTATCCGTATAAATTTTAATCCTAGGTACGCTATAGGATATTCACAGAAAATGGCAAATCAACAACAATTAATTGGAATGCAAAACATTAATAACGCATTACATCAAGGTGGTGCCGCTGCGTATGGGCTTGGGGGTGGTTCTGTAGGGTCTTCGGGGGCTGGTGGTGGTATTCCAATAACGCACCCAATAACAGGCATGATTACATATGTGTAACTTTTAGCCCTACCTAAAGGAGGTAGTTATGAGCGTTGATTATGATTTGGTTTGCCATGAGTGCAAAGAAAGAGTTGCTTTATGTAGTGATGGATTTAGCGGCCCCTTAACTCAGTGTGATAGGTCAATGGCTGCGTTTGCTATAACTCATAGGCAATGTAGTTTAGATATCATTGACGAAAACTGTGATGATTTTGATGATTATAAAGATTGGGATATCACTAACTGGAAGGAATTGTTATCTTATGAAACCAAGGATTAAACTAAAACTTACAGGCGATAATGATTGTGCTTGGGTGCTTACTGTTAAAGGGGTACGAGATGGTGAAATCGTGTGGTTAGACACAAGCGTAGATATAAGAATACAGTTCTTGCGCGCTTATAGAAATATATACATCAACTGGATAAGAGGATTAGCCCTACCTAAATAGGGCTTTACTTTTACTCGTCTATATCAGGAGTTATTTCTTCTTGTGACTCCTGAATAATATCAGCCTGTTTAATTCCTGCCTCTACTATTCCTGGCCCTACAAAAGTTTGCATTGCCTCTGCCATTATTTTAAATGATTCAGCATTAGTTTTAATCTCTGCTGCCATAGCTTCGTTAGCATCCATGAGTTGATTAAACCGTTGGTCTTGTGAGCTTAGGTTGATTTTCTCTTGCTCTTGGTCAATCTTCTGCTGTCCTTGGTCAATCTTAGCTACGTCCAAATTAAACTTGTCTTGTCCTGCTCTATCAAATTGCTGTTGCTGCAAGTCTATCTTTTTCATTTCAATTTGTAATTCTGTGTTTTTATTTGTAGCGTTAGCATCTTCAACCATTCGTTTAGTTTGAGCCTCAAAACCTTGTGCTTGTGCCTTGGCTTCCTCTGCTCTCGCTGCCACCATTAACGGATCTTCTTGAGGTGGTTGATTGGCTTGTTGCTCTGCTAGTGCTTGTTGCTCTTCCGCTTCTTCTGGCGTGTATTCGCTAGGGTCAACAGTACCTTTTTGTATACCTAATCTACGCGCTCTATCCGCGACAACTTGCATACCTGAGCCCACTTGATTCTTGTACAGAACATCTCTTGAGATATCTATCATAGTAGGGTCAATAGCAAGCATATTAATTAATCTGTCGCTTTCTTTCTCTTGTTGGTTTTGGAATGCAGCACCCATAGAGCAACTAACATCATAAACACCTTTAGTTAAATCATTGAGACTTACATTGGTTTGTGTTTGTTCGTCAAATACAGAGGTATTTAAATCAACAATCTTATCCGTTCCATCTTCACCAAGTATGCGTTGCTGCCTAGTAGCGTCATAAACTCTTGGTATAGCATCAACACAAACTCGGTAAGCGTGACAAATAGCTATTTCCATAGACTTGAACCATTTAACATTGCCGTTATTAGATTGACCTATTAAGGAATCTATAGCTGCGCCCGATTGTAAGCCTGGGTTTTGCCCCATACTTGGATCGTCCATATTACCAGTAACGCGCAATAGAGATTGAAAGTTAGCCATGGCCGTTTGCATTGCAGGATTACCAGCGCTACGTTGCATTTTGAAAGGTAAGCTTGGCGCTTCTGAGTCTGCGGTATAAAACCTTACAGCCTTTCTGTCTACATTCATTCTAGAATAATCTTCGCCAGTTCCCTGCGCTTTAGTCATCCATACAGCGTCAGTAGGAGACATTGCAACATCTTCCGTATCAGCACTTACAGCAAAGTTAATGCCTCTTTGAGAATCCATTAACTTCAATGTTTTACCGTAGTAAATATCTTTAGTGTCAAACTTGGAATAGTTACCGTATACAGGGATTAGAGGAATATAACTAAATACTGTTTTCTCTGCTGCCTTGAGCCATCCACCACCATCAAGAAGCCTAGACCATACTCTCCATGATTCGCGATCACGTTCTTCAACTACAAGCTCACCTGCTTTGGCTAGTTCATCTTTAATCTTTGTAAACTTTTCGTCATTCTCGTATACCGCGCCGCTTGTCATTTTAACAAGAGGGATCACTACAGCTTTCTTGTAATATAATTGACCAACCGTAACTGAGTCATATTTATTGTTATGGTTATTGTTGTTGTTTAGGTTGTCACCAATGGAAATACCTTTGCCATCAGGGAACTTTTTATCATACGTTGAGGCTGGTAATTCTTTTAATTTTATAGCCCACATTGCATCAGATTTGTTTTGTTTTATTGCGCCTAAGTCATACCAAACCGACTTATACCAATCAGCAACAGGCTCAAACATTAAATCTTGATCAAAGGTATTAGCATCAATATGCTTTTGCACTACCTCGAAACCATCAAGACCAGCCATAACAACAGAGTCACCAAGCTGAGAATATAAAGTTGAAGCGTCTGAAATATTTTCTATGTTACGAATTAATCCAGCGTATATGTCTGCTGTATCTTCTGTAGCTCCACCACCTGCCGGACTAACAGAGATAGCAAATTCAGAGTTAGACATTTCACCAGAGATTTGATCGTTGATAGGGGATATTTGGTCAAACTCGCCACGATACCTATTAGCGCTATCGAATGCTTGAGCAATACCCTCTTCCCACATTGATTCGAGGATAAACTCTTTCTGTGTTTGAACCAACTCTCTTCTATGTTGCTCAGGGTCTTGAGCTTCCGAGACCATCAGCAATACGTTAGCGTGATCCTTAAAGTTTATGTCTACCATAATGATACGAACTCTCTAGTTACGTTAGTGTTAATTTTCTCTATTATACTCGCTTTATCAAACGAAAGGACAGCAGCGTCTAATATGTTAGGTGATGGTATCTTTAATCTACTACCATCAGGCATGAGTATACCTTTCCTTAACTCTTCTTTCGTGTAGAACTTAATCTTATCGCTAGGCTTTAAAGGTAGCTTACAAGCCTCAGCTCGCAGCTTCTGCAACATCTCAGGTTTAATTAACTCACTACAGAATGAGATTAAATCATCAGGGTTATGATACTTGCCATGCACTACCGCTTCATAAGTCTTGTAAACTCGTTCAGCAAAGTTAGTAATGTTTTGTGCTTTCTTATTAGCAAATACATCTTTGTTCTTTCTGCCAGCCGTTATCTTTATGTTGGAGTTTTCAGTTTGAAACGTTGCGTTAGGGTGATGAACTTCTGAGCTACCCTTATACATGAACGTATGAACCTTAGTTCCTTTAAAGTTAGTGTTAGCTTGGTCACGCAGTATCGCGCCTAAACCGTCACCATCCCAACCAAAAGCATCGGTACCAAAGTTCTTAGCCATTAAACTAGCAGCATCAAACTTTCTATTACCGTTCTCTGCCTCTATTTCGTCTAAGCAGGTAAAGACTATACCTTGTCTTTCAATGTAACCGGCAGCATCATTACCTGAATCACTTGGGTCAAATCCAACTACCTTACCACCGTTCGGAGTTATACCTAATTTCTTATGAGCATCAATACACGCATCAAACCAATCAGATATAATTATTGAACTCTCTACATCGTCGTTAAACATACCGCCCCATATATGAGCAAACCTAGATTTACTCATCCTTCCGTCATCACATTTCTGTTTATCTTTCGCTAGCTCTTGACTTAATGACTCATCATGTTTAAACCACGGATTATCTTCATGACCTACCTTGATAATTAAATGATAGTCATCTTCGTAATATCCTTTTTTATCTAGTTCAGCCTGATAAGGAATTATAAACTCGACACTCATCGGGTCTTGGCTTGATTCAGGGTTCCATAAATACCACAGTTCAGCGTTAGGTGTATCTCTTAATGTTGGGCCTAATGTATCAATAGTGTTTTGCTTTGTCTTTGCAGCCTCTTCCATTAAGAATATTTTATAATTAGACGCGCCCTTCATATCAATTATGTTTTGCATTCCACCAAAGGTAAACTTGCCGCCCGTCTTGTGCCGTATTTCCCAATGACTCGGAACGGAACGAAAGCCTGCGAGACCTAAGTCTTTTATGCTTTTTTCGATTCCTGCGTAAATTGATTCTTTTAATGCTTTCATCCTCTCACGTAGTACGAATACTTTAGAGCCTTGGCTATTTACTTCACCAGCTGTTACATCTTGCGCCATTCTTGATTTTGTGCCACCACGGCCACCAAACATAAGCTTATACTTCTTGTGCTTGAGTATCATAGGCTCTAGCTTTTCAATTAACAGAATGGTGGGTATTTCGTCACTAGACTCCATATTGCCTATAGTGCCTTTCCATGTACGGATAATATTAGGAACTAACTCACCATCTATTTTATCTACCCGGTCAACTATTCCATATACTGAATGCTCTAACATACCAGCTTGCGCTAATATTTGAGGCTCAAGTAAGTCTAATCTATTTTTAAGATTCACCAGCTAAAGCCTTTTCTAACGCTTCTATACGAGCCTTTAAGCTAGTAAATTCCTCAATATCAATCATTGATTTAATGCTGGCTACAAACATTTGACCGATATCAGGAGCTATTTGACTGTTAGCTACAGCTTTTAATATTTGATTGGCTTGTTCGTGTGGCTTAGCATCTGAATTGAATTCAAACTCTACCATAGGAGCAATAGCTTTTAGTGGGGGTTCTATTCTATTTATAACTAAAGTTAATAGTGCAGGGTTTGGTGGTAATTCATTTAGCGGATCGCCTAAACCAATCGCAACTACTTTCTCTAAGAAGTCTTGTTCTGTTTTGCATACTACACGGATAGCCTCAAGCATTAAGGACTTCTTACCCTTTCCCCTTAGTGGCATATCCTTTCTTACATCAGATGTAATACTTGTATCGTTTTTAGACATATTGCCTCAAATTTGCCTCAAATTTAAATTATAACATAATTCAATAAATCTGTCTTTAGTGGCTCTTTTTGGTCAAGTGCAATATCTGATATTATTTTATATTTAAACTGCTTATACGCATCAAAAGCCGCGCTAACCGTCTTGTAATAACCGATATGCATTTGCTTTCCATTTAGTTTGCACTGAGCCTTGAATGTACCATCTCTTTTAAATAAGCTTACACCTATTGGGTACTCCCCTTTTCTTTCCGCGCTAGAGCAAAATAGATAATTTATTTTTTCAGGTACAAACAAGCAAGTATCAGGGCCGTAAATTTTATTGCCTTGTATTAATATATCCTTATCTAATTGCTTGCCTACCCAGTCTTGATTTTCCATCCATAACATAAAGTTAGAAAACACAAGCCATTCGTCACAAACCGTACATCCTTTATACGTGGGGAATTTATCTTGATGCACCTTCCCGTAACATCTATTTAGCATGCTCCTCCATTTTACATAGTAAGGGCATTTTACTCTTTTATTATTTATGATTGGCTCTGTGATGTAGTTAGCGTCATTTATGCCCACGCCTAAGACTGGCTTTCTGAAAGATATAGTGTAGTTGTTTGTTGGTATTCTTTTGAATTTCATGCTGATCACCTTGTCGCGGCATGTCACTTAAAATAAATAACGCTGTCTGGTGACAAAATCAGAGCGGGGTAATTAATCCCTCAGCGCTAGTGCATTATACTTTAATTATTATCTCTTACAATAGTTACAGTCTCTTGAAACACGCTAGGTAATTCTAAACCTGCGCTATTAGTTACTTTAAATGAATGAGTGTACTGACCAGCGGGGACGATAGTATCTAGCATGATTGATTTAATTAATGTCGTTCTAAATACGTTAATCGGATCGCCAGCTTCATCAACATCAGCCTCAACGACGATTTCCCCACCTGTTAAACTAGCGGTTACCAATACAGTGGTATTGTCTGCTGCAAATATTCTATATAAAGCTTCTGTAAAGTTAGATGCGTCAATGGCTACTAACGGGTCGTTACATTCATTAATTCTAGTCTTGAATGTTTGACCGCTGTTATTAGTTAAGTTATTTGGACAGGACATATTACACCACCGTACCAGTTACAGAGCCACTTGCATTAACAGCGTAATCAAAGTCTTTATTAACAACATCAATAGCCGTTGAGCCGTCAGCAGTTAAATCAACCTTTTTGTAAATATCATCACTCGTTGAAGTGTCATTTACAATAACAGCTGTTCGTATATCTGTCGGGTTAGATGCGTTTTTTAAAATAGTAACTAAATCAGCATAATCTAACTTTGATACTGCGCCGCTTCTTGTCCATGTAACACTAGTTAAAACTATACCAGCAATAGGGAAGTTTCCACCACCAACCTGAGTTACATCACTTAGATTAAACGGCGTTTGTGTAACGTCAATTGCTGCAAAAGTATCAGAGCAGAAGAATATTCTAAAAGTATCTGATGAGTTGTTATATACACCTTTACCTGCTTGTAATGGGTATTCTTGTGCTAATTCTGAATCACCTGCCGCCATTTTCTTAATCTCCTAACAGTTAGTTTTAATACTACCTGTATTGCATGTTGTTTGTATTGTACCATTAAATACTATTGCTTTCACATTACCACCAAAAGCTACATCTTCAATGTTACCGTTAAATATTAAGCTATTTTCTAATCCGTTAAATACTAAATCTTCTATTACACCATCAAAGCAAACTGTTGATACTATCCCTAGTGGTTCAGGCGTTAATAATATACCTGGATTAAAAGCATTGTACTGTGTATTTACTATCTGCTCTACTATCGCAACTACGCCGGAAGTAAGCGTTATTGTTGGATTTAATGTATCGTAATTCGTATTGACCAAGTTTTCAGTTATATCAACTAATCCAGTCAAATCTATAATTGGATCTAAGCTTGTGTAGTTAGTATTTTTTAACTGTTCAGTTATCGACAGTACACCCGTAAATACTATTGATGGATTTAATGCTGTGTAATTGGTGTTAACAAGGGTTTCAGTTATTGATAATGAGCCTGTTAACGTTACAGTTGAATCTAAAGAAGTATAATTAGTATTATTTGTTTGTTCTGTTACAGTTATTCCACTACTAACACTAGGTGAAAAGTACTCAGGCGGGTTTTTAGACTTTAATATCTGGTACGGTTTTTTATTAAATGAATGTATTTCTGTGGCTGATAATTCTCTATCCCACAAGGCACTATATATGTAATTTCCGGTTGTATCGTTATTACTACCTAAGCCTAAATTGTTAAATGTCATCCCGAGAGATTGACCAGTTAATGAATCGCTTTCATTTGTTTCCTCTTGATAAACGTTAACCGTTCCGCCACCTGTTCCGCCACCATCACTAGATAGTGCTACAGTAACACCGCCAGTATTCGCAGTAAAAGCGTCAAGAGCAATGATACCCACTGTTGCATAAAATCGGAAATATACACCTCGCCTGTTCCAAAAGCCATTATTAACACCGCCCCATGAGTTGATCGCGGTGTTACT